ATAATTATATAAAGTGCATGTAATTATAAAAATTACAGCAGAAATCCATAACAAAAAATTTCACCTACAATGTCATCAGAGCCAAACGACAAGACTGTCTTTCCTGAGAAAATCTATGTTTCTGGGAATCCTTTATTCCTTAGGGGATTTAATGGCAAATACGAATATTACAAAAATGAGAAAACCGGACTTGTAGAATACCGTCGGGATTCCCATACGATGAAAGTAGGATGTGGTCCTTGCCTGACACAACTCTTTATCCGTCCTACAAAGATTTTCAAAGCATCAAAAGATCAAAGATGGCAACTAACCACAAATGATGGCGCAAGCGATGATTCATGGTGTCTTCACGTAAAACGTAGAGTGGGAGATGGAACTCCTCTTGGAGATTGGGGAACTATTTTAGTCACAACCCATGAGAATTTCGATACATGGTGGAGAAATAATGGAACATATATCAACAACGCTATCATAATTTTAATCGTCTTGGCCGCCATAGTTTGGTTCTTCGTCAAATAATGTTGAAATAGATGAAACCGAGAACATAAATAAACATATAAGTATAACGCATACTTATATAAAAAAGAATCCAAAAATATGGACGCCGACTCTAATCCGGAGGAAATAGAAAGTCCTCGTACAGAAGAAGAATTAAGGGAAGAAATGATATTTAGATTTAGATTAATAAAACATCAATACAACATTGCCACCCCAGAACACATGAAGACTTTAACCTTGGATCAATTAAGAGAGCTCTACGATGTAGAAATAGCTAAAATTGAAAAACAGAAAGAAGAAAGGGAAATAGAAACACTCAAATATCTATTACAAAATACAAAAGACTTGAAGTTAGATGAAAAAGATTCGGACGGAAACGATAAAGTATATTCTTTGAAAGAACTCAATGCTATTTTCGATAAAAGGTTAGCTGAACTGAATATGTCAAGAACAGATTTCTTTAATTATATTAATATTATGGCTACAGTTGCTTTAGTCTCCGGCGTAGAAAATAACCAGTAGTCAACACAATAAAAAAGAGATGATAATAGCTAATATTATATTAGCTATTTGTTTTTTATATCTATTTGTTTTTTAAGCCCCAGACTTTTTTTATTCATTGCTTGCCCATGGAACACTAAATGATCTTCTATTGATGGCAGAGCGTCCTCCGCTGATATCTGCTAGCTGCAAATCTTTTCCCAAACACCTACTAACTTCATCCATTATTATGACAGTTCCTTCTCTACGTTTTCGAATTCCATCTTCTTCTCTGGTAGTATTTGGAAATTTAAGTAGAAAATATTGATCCCATGCATATACTTCATAGGTACATCTAAAATTAGGCTGAAATGTTGGTATCTCTTTGTCTGTTATTCCCAAGGAATTTCCATAACTCATAGGATTTCTCGCGTTGTTTAATATAGTATTGAAGTAATACATCTTATTTTCGAATTCCACTAAACTATATTCCGCTATCACTTGGGATTCTACCAACTTCTCCATTCCACCAACAATATTAGCTAGTTTGCTCGTAAATATATTTCTTTGACTTTCGTCTTTCAAACCTAAGGTTGCTATTAATGCCGAGATTGGAATTTGCACAGCGTTAGTTCCTGATAATATCAAACGTACTTCTGCGGATGTCGCGTAAGCCCATGGTTGCAACCAAATATCTCCAACAGGACAAACTTGCTTGACGTCATAATTGAACGCTAATCTAAATTTCATCGATCCCATCTTCGGTCTCATGATGTTAAAGCATCCAAATTGAAATATATTGTCATAAATTACACTTTTGCTAGTTTCTTGTACTCGAGTCTTATTTGTCATTAATCCAATAGTCGCCCTATTATCAAAGGATTGTATTCCGTCGCTGCTAGTTTCATCTACAGGCTTTGCAGATTTGCTGCCATGGGATAAGTTTCTCAAATCAGAAATTAATAAAGTGTCCTTACCTCTATATGAGAGAGCATCGTCATAAGTAAATGGTTTCTTGAATATCTCAATGTTAGCCTTCTTATTCTTCTCTGTCGTTAAATTTGCGGGAATAGTGAATCCTTCAGGGTCCCATAAATCGAACTTATGATCAGGAAATAATTTTGCTACTATTGGAATATGAATTCCTGGAGCGGCACCAACGTAAACGACAAGCTTAGCCAGGTGACCATATTTTGTCAAGAATATTATTTCGTTGATCAATAGCTTTCTCTGTCCAAGGTAATCAATACCATCTCGCTCTTTAATTTCTGGTCTTTCTCTGAATGGAATATTTGCTGGAAGCAGATTGTAATTTATAGGCAAATCCAAAGGCGTAGCTAGAAGACCGCCTTGTGTAAAGGAATTAAAAACCAATTTATATTGTTTCAATCTATTCATCTCGAATAACTCAGCATCCGTGTACAATTGTTTTACGACTTCCTTGGTTCCAAAAAGGCTTGCATAATATTCTGAGAATTGAGGCAAGAGTCCACCTAAAGGATCACCAAGACCTCCAGTAACATACTTTGTCAATTCTGTAACAGGAACTTCCAGATCTTGTATTTTTCTAGTGTGAGTTGCTATGTTTGCTGCTCCAGAGCCTTGATTTGTAGCGATTCTGATAGCACGACTTTTAATTCCCAGACTACCTTTATGCAATAACAATTGTCTAGGTTCTACGACATTATATCTAGCTATTTCTATGTCAAATTCTTGAGGTATCCCATCAATTACTCGCTGTAATCGAGTTGGACTAACCATAGGAATTCTTGGCACTGATGCATTTTCATAGAATTTTCCGTGTTTCATCAATTCGAACGATGCCGGAAAACAATCTGTCAGTTGACCAACAACAAAATCAACAAGCCATGGAGATAAAATTAGCTTAAGAACTCTTTCTGGCATTATCGAGAAGAAACTTTCTATCACAGATGCGTATGGTTGTTTATCATCTGCGATTATTCCATAGATTTCATCTTCCAATACAAATGTTTTAACAACAGGAATAGAAATGGAATCTCTGCGTGTTTCTATCAGATTTATCTTGTTTGGATCCAATTCCTCCAATGCTGATTGAAAATTTGTTATGCCTCCACGTTGAATGATAGTTTTGACAGGTTTTATGAAATTGAGTTCATCCAAATCTATAAATTTCTGTTCTCCTGATGTCAATCTCATAAGAGAAACTAATGTCCCTTCTCGATCAATATAAGTATGAATGACTCCAGTTATAGCTCGGTTGGTTATTCTTTCTTTCATCGATTCCTGTGGATTCATTGGATTTTGTCTCATAACATCTACAACCATTCCTTCTATATTGATTCTATTCACTTCAACAGAATCTTCAAATTTTGGTTGTCTTATTCCTGGATATCCTGGAACCTCTATAGCTATTCTTTCTTCTATATAACGTATTAAATCAGGCACAGATGGAGAATATTGATATGGATAAAACCATTGAGTATTTATAGCTCTCAGTCCATCGTTGTAATATTTAAGAACCCATTGAGCTCCCTCCAGCCATTTTCTACACATTTCATCTATAGATTGTTTTGACAATTTAGGATCTGCATATTTAGAATCAAAAATACCAAAAGCCCTTGCTCTGTGTAATTCAAAGAATGTTGCTGACACTAAAGCCGGAGTTCTTTTCTTTCCGCTACTTTCAACTCCCAATGATAATCGAATTAGGTCATCCGGTTTCGCCCTGTCTTTGGTTGGATTATTTTTCAGGAAGTCATGTTGAACAGCCAAAGTCTTCATAAATACTGGAGCGAATCCTGATATCTCACGCAGATACTCCAAAAGATTGACATAGTTAATTCTGTCCTTCCGCTCAACTATATACGAGTTTCCGCGTCCTCTCGATCCGTTTCTTATTCTTTGAGTTAGTTTCTTATAAATCTCAAGAGCTCTTGGAAGTGCTCCAATGTCTTCCATCTGTAAATTCCAACGTTTTTCTCCCTTCTTTTTGGTATACAAAACTCTGCGTATGATCCCAGTTATAGGGTCTTTTTGCGTTGGATACATTTCATACTGTTCTTCCTCCTTATTGAAGATGCTGTCATTTGGAAATTCTTTGCTACCATAATTAACGCTTCCATCTTCACGAGTCCATGTCTTTTCCTTCTCATCGAATGTTGTCTTACGTTGCTTAGCACTAAATTCTCCTATCCTTTCTTTTCCTAGATCTCTGGGATTAAATGTTTGTACCGGATCTTCGGTATCTAGATTAGTTCCTCGTCCTCCATGTTTGTAAGGTTTTCCTTGCGCATTCATGCCAGGTTTGCCACCATACCTAAAAATATCTGGGTACCGTTCTTGTATATCTTCATAGGTAAATGTCATCGGCGCCATTAGCGTTAATATTTCTAGTTCTGGCATGGCAGGCAAGAAGTCGTTCCCAAGAAAAAAGGTCACAATAGAAAAATCAGCAATCTCGTTTGTGCCTCTGCTTCCACCGGGATTCATGTAATCAGTTATCAATTTGTTTCTAATCTCTGTCATCCTGGAATATGTAAATCCACCGTTAAAACAATCTTGCCATAGCTTATTACAATGAGCCGCATACTGAGTAGAATTCATATCACATGGAGGCCTAAGAACTGCTTGTATAGCTCTTTCTAGAAGATCCATTGATCTATCGTTTGACATATTATCTCTCATAAATATAATATTACTAGATTGTGTGAGAGACAATACTATCAAATCAGCATCTGCGCCTAAAACAACATTATAAGGCGTCTTTCGTCTATCATCAGCAGCGTGAATCAATCTTGTCATATCTTTGTTATCAATTTTGTAGTTCATTTGTTCGAAAATCTTATGTTCTCCTTCTCCAGGCTCCCTATGACTAGAATAAACAATATCGATGTTGGGAGAAATCTTAGAAATTTGATCTTTATATGTTAGAGGCCACTCGACAGACAGATATCTATCGAGATCATCCATAAATTTAGTTCCTGGACTTATTACTACTGGATCAAAGAAATCAAGAGGAGCTCCCGATGGCCTGAACCTTCGAAATCTTTGTTGTACCATTTTGGCTTTAGGGGCCACTCCATCGACTGATATCATAAAAACTTTCTTGGGTTTCACTGTAAGGAAGGCGTACAAAAGATAATATCCAAGATTCTTAAACAAAATCTTTTCTCTGTCTTGAACTGGCATCTGACGATAATAAGTCTGCAGTTCAAAATCGTCTTGCATCAAATCTCTAGATAGGTTATACTTGAAGACCCTTTGACATACAT